ACCAAGACCTACACCACAAACCGCAAGATCTTCATGGCCTCCACCCCTACGCTGAAATCCGGCCACATCTGGAAAGCCAAGGAGGAGGCGGAAGCGGAAAAGCATTACTTTGTGCCATGCCCACATTGCGGGGAGTACATCGAATTTGTGTTCGCGCAGCTGAAATGGCCGAGCAAGGACGATGTGCCGGACAGCGCCGGGCGGGCGGAAATGGCAACCTATGTCTGCCAAGCCTGCGGGGCCGTGATCACTGACCAGGACAAGGGGAAAATGCTGGCCGCCGGCAGGTGGCAGACGGTCCGACAGACCGCCGCCAGGCCCTCCAGCGTGGCCTATTGGCTGAACACCCTGTACTCCCCTTTCACGCGGTTTTCAGAGATTGCCAAGGAGTTCCTGCGGTGTAAGGATGACCCGGAGCTGCTGCAAAACTTTGTCAACAGCTGGCTGGCGGAGCCATGGGAGGACACCAAACTGCGGACCAATGCGGAGCTGGTGCTGGAGCGGCAGACCGAGGTGGAGGCATACGCCCTGCCGAAATGGACAAAGCTGATCACCGCCGGCATAGATGTGCAGGAAAATTGCCTGTACTGGACGATCCGGGCCTGGGGCGATTACATGACCAGCCAGAACATTGCCCACGGCCAGGCGCTATCCATGAACGAGGTGGCGCAGATCATGAACACCGAGTTTATACACCCGGACGGGCAAAGACTTTTGGTGTCGCTGGCCCTGATGGACAGCGGCGACCAGACGGATGAAGTTTATGATTTCTGCCTCTTAAATTCGGACTGGGTGCTGCCCAGCAAGGGAACCGGCACCATGCTGTCCAACTACCGCCTGTCCACGATCAACAAGGCTGGCAGCAACGCCAACGGAATGACACTGGTGCTGGTGGACGGCGGGAAATACAAGGACATGATTGCCGCCCGAATGAGGAAGCCAAACGGGAAAGGATCCTGGATGGTCTACAAGGGATGTGATCTGGAGTATGCGGAGCAGGTCACCGCGGAGCATAAAGTGACCGAGCGGGCCAACGGGAAAGTGGTGCAGAAATGGGTGCCGAAAACCACCCACGCAGACAACCACTATCTGGACTGCGAGGTGTACGCCGCGGCGGCGGCAGACATGCAGGGTGTACGGTCCCTCTACCTGCAAAGCCAGGAACCGGAGAAGCCCAAAAAGCCAAAACCGGAGCCTGCGCCGACCCCGGAGGAAAACTGGATCCGGCAGAATGAAAGCTGGGTATAAAAACGGGAGGACGAAATGGAAAACACACAGATGAAACCAGCGGAACTGCTGGAACAGGTAAACAAAGCCATTGCGGCGGTGCTGGTGGGCGGCCAGTCCTACAAGATCGGCAGCCGATCCCTGACACGGGCAGACCTGTCCATGCTGAAAGCCATGCGGGATGATCTGGAGGCCCAAGTGGTGGCGGGGACACCCTCCCACCTGCTGGATCGAACCTATGTAGCCTACTTTGACGGGAGGTGACCGCGCCGCATGGGATTTTTGGATAACATCATCACCGCAATTTCGCCGGAAAGAGGCTACCGGCGGGAGGCGTGGCGGCAAGCCCTGGAGGAGCTGCGGGGATATGACGCGGCCAGCCATGGGCGCCTAAATGCCGGGTGGCGGGTTTTCAACGAAAGCGCGGAACTGACAGACCGTTACAGCCGGGATGTGATCCGCGCCCGCGCCCGCGACCTGGAACGCAACAGCGACATTGCCCAGTCCGTGATCCACGCATTTCGGCGGAATGTGATCGGGAAAGGCTATAAACTCCAGCCAAAGACAGAGAGCGAACTGTTAAACGACCAGCTGGAAAAACTGTGGAAGCAATGGTGCCGCAAGGAAAACTGCGACATAACCGCGTCACAGTCTTTCAATCAGATCATGCGCATGGCTGTGACACGGAAGCAGGTGGACGGCGGGATCCTGTTCATCAAGCGATACACGAGGGGTGGCCTGGTGCCGTTCAAGCTCCAAATGATCGAGGTGGACGAACTGGACACCACCGCCTCCATCCCCAGGCACAAGGGAAACACCGTGGTTGGCGGGATTGAGTATGACCCGGCCCGCCGGGCGGTGGGCTATTTTATCCAGCAGTACGATGTGGAGGGCTGGAAGCTGACCGCCCCGGTGTATATCGAGGCAAAGCATGTGATCCCATACTGGACCAAGCACCGCCCCAGCCAGCTGCGTGAGGTTTCGGACCTGTCCCCTACCATTACGCGGGTGCGGGACACAAACGAATTTATCACAGCCGTTTCCGTCAAGGAGCGGATCGCGGCCTGCCTGGCCGTGTTCATTAAGCGGGCAACCCCTACGGGCGGATTTGGCCGCGGCGGCGTGGTGTCCGGCGGGGACCGAGTGACCTATGAGGGCAAGAGCCTAACCCCCGGCATGATCAAGGAAATGAATGTGGGGGACAGTATCGAAACTGTGGAGCCGAAAAGCGCGGGATCGGACGCCTCCCAATTCCTGAAAATGCAATGGCGCTTGATCGGAGCTGGCCAGGGCATGAGCTACGAGGCCACCAGCCGGGACATGTCGGAAAGCAATTATTCCAGCGCACGGCAGGGAGCGAATGAGGATGAAGCCACATTCGCGGCAGAGATCGAGCTGCTGACCGAGATCATGAGCGAGATCTACGAAACTTTTGTTATTTCCTGTTATCTCACCGGGCTGATCAACCCGCCCGGATTTTGGGATAAAAAGGCGGATTACCTGGCGCACAAATGGGTGCAGGCACCGAAAAAATGGATCGACCCGGCCAAGGAAACCACCGCCACCAAAACCGCCCTGGCAACAGGTCAAAAGACATTCCAGGATGTCGCAGCCGAACAGGGCAAGGACTGGAAAGAGGCCGTGGACGAAATGGCCGAGGTCCTGAAATATGGCCGTAAAGCCGGCATTGAGATGGGAGGTGTAATTTATGGCCAAGGAGCAGCAGCACAGCAGAACGCCGGAACCCAGGGACAAGAGCCAGGGAACCAGGAGCATGGGGGAAATCCTGATTAGACAGGAGGAGGGGCAGGACAGCCGCCGGAGAACAGTTAGCTTTTCCAGCGAAACGCCATACCGCCGCTATTTCGGAATGGAGATCCTGGACCATGCAGAGGGCGCCGTAGACCTGGGGCGCCTGAACACCGTGGGCGTCCTGCTTTTCAACCACGATGTGGACAGAGTAGTGGGCCGCGTGATCCGCGCCTGGCTGGAAAACAACCGCGGTATGGCAGAAGTGGAATTTGACACCGACGAGGACGCGGAAAAGGTTTTCAGCAAGGTGCAGAGCGGGACACTGAAAACCACATCGGTGCGGTACAGAGTGGACAGCTGGGAGGAAGTCCGGGCCGGGGCAACATCGGCGGACGGACGATTTACAGGCCCGTGCAGTATCGCAAGACGATGGACACCCATGGAGATCTCCATTGTTTCCGTACCGGCAGACCACACCGTGGGCGTGGGTAGAGCTGATGAAAACACAGGCACGCCGGACCTGTCCGCATACGAGCGGCAGATCCAGGTAAACAAAAACACTTTCAGGAGGTAAGAAAGCAATGAACATTCAGGAAATGATTGCCCGGCAGCAGGCGATTGTGGACGGCGCCCGGAACGAGGGCCGGGGCCTGACCCGCGAGGAGCAGGCGGAGTTTGACCAGCTCCAGGGAAAGATTGACGCCGCCCGGAACGCGGGAGGCCAGGACGGCAACCAGGGCGGCGGAGAACACCCTGCGGAGGGCAACCGCGGCGCAGGCGATCCCGGCGGTGCGGAGGGCGAGGGCAGAAACAATGACGCTACACGCCAGGCGGCGGTGCAGGCAGAACGCCAGCGCAACAGCGACATTGTGGCCCTGTGCCGGCAGGTAGGCATGGATCCGGCGGATTACATCCGCGGCGGCCAGACCATGGACCAGGTGCGCCAGGCGGCGGTGGAGTTCATGATCTCCCACGGCGGCCCCGTGGGCACCAGGACCGATGACGGCCAGGGCAATGAGTTCCGCAACGCAGCGGTGGACGCCCTGCTGCTGCGTGCCGGCGTCCCTGTGAGCAATCCGGCCAGAGAGGCGGACAGCCTGCGCGGCATGTCTGTGCGGGACCTTATGATCGAGTGCATGGCCCGGAGCGGCGAGGGGTCCACCACCTCCCTGCTGCGCATGGGCAAGAATGACCTGTGGGACATGGCGGTGCGCCAGTTCCTTTCCCCCACGGCCTCTTTCCCTGCAATTCTGGATCAGGCCATCCAGAAATCCATTGTACACCAGTACCAGCTTGTGCCCACCACATTTGACCTGTGGACCAGCAAGGGCAGCCTGCCGGACTTCAAGCCCAGCAAGGCCCATGAATACACCATCGGCGGCGGCCAGTTCGACAAGGTGACCGAGGGCGGAGAGCTGAAGCACAGCACCCTGGACACCGACATGAACCCCCTGCGCAAGCTGGACACCTACGGGACCCAGTTCACCATGACCCGTGAGGCGTTCATCAATGATGACATTGGCTTTTTGTCCGAAATGCCGGGCCAGTACGCCCGCGTGGCAAAGCGGAAGATCAACAAGCAGGTGTATGAGGTCATCGTGAAGAACCCCGCCGTATATGACGGCGTGACCCTGTTTGAAGCTGACGCGCACAAGAACCTGATCGCCACCGGCACCGCCCCCACCATTGAGAGCGTCCAGAAAATGATGATGAAGCTGCTGCGCCAGACGGATCCTTTTGGGGAAAGCATTATGGTACAGCCCAAGTACATCCTGGTGCCTGTGGGGTACGGTTTCCTTATGTCCCAGCTGCTTGAAACCTCCCAGGTGGATGTGGAGGGCATTGGCAGCCACACCGCAAACGCCCTTTACAAGTACCGGACCCAGCTCCAGGTGGTGGAGGAGGGCGCAATCAACGCCCTGGCCGGATCCAGCGAGGTGCCCTGGTATATCGTGGGCGACAAGACCACAGCCAAGAGCGTGCAGGTGGACTACCTGAACGGAGTGGAAACCCCCAGTTTCCGCCGGAGCGAAAAGGCCGGTTACCTGGGCTTTGTGTGGGACATTTGGCTGGACTGGGGTATCACCGTCATGGACTACCGCGGCATTGTCCGCAATAACGGCGTAGCCATTACCGAGTAAGGAGGTACAGAGCAATGAACGCAAGATACTGGCAGAGAGGCGAAACCCTGGACTACACCGCCGAGGACGCCGTGGCCAACGGCCAGGTGGTGAGCCTGGGGAACCGGATCGGCGTGGCCGGGAATGACATTGCGGAGGGCGCAACCGGCGCCCTGCATGTCACCGGCGTGTACATCATGGACAAGAAAGCCTCCGAGAAGATCACCATGGGCGCCCCGGTGTACTATGACACCGCGGAGGACGAAATCACCGCCACCGAAAAGGGAAATATCCCCGCCGGCTATGCAGCCGCAACGGCGGAGGCCAGCGACGCCACCGTGCTGGTGAACATTGGGGACCCGGACGGCGCACCAGCAGTCCACAACAGTCTGGCCATGAAAGGCGAGGACGGAAAGGTGTACGACATTACCGTGGCCACCGGCGGAACGCTGAAAGCCACCGAGCGGGCATAAGGAGGGCGTAAGGCATGAAAAAGCTGATCGCCAAGCGCCCCGTGCTGTACATGGGGCGGATGTATGACGCGGGCGACACCCTCCCAGCCAATGACCAGAAGATGGTCACCGCATGGCTGAACGCCAAGAGCGCGGAATGGGGCGGCCAGGAGGCACAGGAAAGCCGCCAGGAGGCCCAGGAGAGCGCCGAACAGGCGGACGGGTCCCAGGGCAGCCAGGAGCAGAACGAGGGCCAGGAGGCCGAGGAAAACGGCCAGGAGGCGGAAATGGTGGAGGGCCACCTGG